ACATTATCAGTTGAATTACCATCAGCTATTTTTATTAATGGATCTTTGATAATTAAATCATCTGAATTAATCGTAGTAGTGCTACTATTAATTGTTAAATTATCATTAATTATCATACTATCACTAAATGTTTTACTACCTGCTACTGTTTGATTTGTAGTCAATAAAACAGCATTATCCGTTACATAATCATATATTTGATCACCAGTTGCTAATGTAGTTGCTCCATTTGCCACTGGTGCCGTTTTGGCACTCGCTTCACCTGAAGCATTTATCTCTAATGTAGTATCATCTACATCTAAACTCAATGTAATATCTCCTGTTGTATCTGTCCCTATAATTCCATCACCAGGAGTAATACTTGTTACACCAGAAATACCATATTCTTCAAAAGTTAAACTTGTATTATCTATTTTTATATCTCCATTGGTTGTTAATTGAAACATTTTATCACTATTGGCAGTTCCTTCTTCAATAAACACAAATGAATTAGGACGACAAGTTTCACTATCACCCATATCTGTAGATCTTGTTGGTTTTCCAGTTGTATTAACTACATAAATTCCATTTTCAGAACCATCACCTTGATCTTTTATTAAAATTCTATCACCAGCAGATAATACTATACCATCAATCGTATCCCCTGCTTCAAATTCATTATTTAATGTCCCTGAAGCATTTGTCGCTACTTTACAGGATAATTTAGGGTTAATAGTATTTACATATTGTTCTGCTTCTGAAAGACTCTTGATTAAACTATTCACCATATGTTAATATAATTTATATAATTTATATTATTAAACAAATATGAAAGAATTCATTGAAAAATATAAATATCATATCGGAGGGTCTACTATCGGTTTAATATTACTTTATCTCTTTTATGATATGTTCACTAAAAAATCAGATAATTCTAATAAAGAACCTTTAATAAAATTTAAAAGCGACGAAAAAGAAGTTGTTAAAGCTGAAATATCTCATGAAGAATTTTTAATGTTCATGAAAACTTTAAAAGAACAGTTACAGAATTTAACTCAATCTATGATGCAATTTAATGCGAATCATATTAAAACTCATAGTAAATATAAAGATTTTAGAGATAAATTATTTACAAAAGATATCGTTAAAAAAAGTATCTTAATCGATTCAGTATCTGTAAATGCTAATCCCACTAATAACTATATTGTAAATTTCGGGGGGGATATTTATCCAGAAGTCTTTAAAAATGTTATCGGTTTTCGTTTAGTAAAAGCAACAGTTCCTCATAGTTTATATAATGTTGATAATACAAATAATAGTTTAGAAGTTTCATATAATGGAGGAGATTTTTTACCTATTACTATAACCGCTGGTCGGTTAACTTTTAAAGAAATAGCTAATGTTTTAAAACAAAATCTTAATTCATCAATACCAGGGGCATCTGGTTCATTTAATGTAATACCAACTAATAATACTTTTTATTATACTATTTCAGCAGATAATAATTTCACTATTAATTTTAAAGATGGTTCTAAAAATTTATTAGGTTTCTCTCTTGATATTGTTTCTGGTTCTTCTACATATACTTCTGATAAACATCCCGATCAAACTAAACATTTCGTTGATTTAGTGATCCCTGAAATACCCAGTATCGCTTGTAAAATGGGTAGTAAAAAACAAATGATTGATAGAATACCTCTAAACTCGGAAACTGGATCACTTGTTTATTATCGTTCCCCTGAAGCTGAATTACAAACTCATAATTATTTTTATCCAATGAAATTAAATAGTTTAAATATTCAATTATATGAAAATGATAGTAATACTCCTTATAATAGTGATGGTCATAATCATTTTGAATTTGAAATAACTATTGTGAAAAATACTGAATTATTTAAATAAAATTAAGATCCAGGTATAATTATATCATTTAATATATCATTATTCGGAGGTATAGGCCACGATACATTAATAAGTACTCCAGATTGATTGTAATTTGGTATTTGTGTATTTGTTAATTCTCTTAATTCTTGTCTGTAATTTAACCACGCTTGTTTTACTTCTTCAGAACTATGTGGGAAATCAGGTGTAGTATATTTATCAGTTTTATCTAGTATTTGATTTCGTATTTTCCTTAATTCATTCATTGCTAAATCCTCTAAATATCCCATTTATTATATTACAATATTTTTTCTTTAAATTATTCTTCCTCTACTACAATATTAAAAGATAAATTTAGATAATGATAAGTAGCATCTATATTATTTGTCCTTCTAATTGCAATCATTAATTGATCGCCTTCATTTATACTTATATCTTCTGCTAAAGTATGAGATACTGTATGATGTTTTTGAGCTTCAGAAACAACTGTTATGGTTTCGCCCACTTGAACCATATTTATTGTATCATCTACGCCATGTTCAAATGTACCTTTTAATAAAGCAAACTCAAAAGTAGAGGAATACGTTGTTGAATGATAAGATACTTGAAATTTGTGAACTTTACCGGTAACAGGAGAGGACATTCCTATATGTTTTATTGCTGGCCATACCATCAAACCCGCGCTAGTTTGTCCTAAGATTGGAGAGGAATGAGTTGTGTTCATGTATTGATAACTCGCACCAAATGAGTCATTTAAGTAATACCAATAATTATAGCCAGTATATCCGCGACCAGACCAACCCGTATTATAATGGCGTTTAGTCGCAATACCACTACTAGTATTAGGATTTCCTACTTGATTAGCTAAAGCCATTTATAAAAGAATTAGATATTATTTTTTATATTTATTCGCGGGAAACTATTGAAAATTCAGCAATAAATCTACCGGGTTCATTCACTAAAAGTAAATTTGGATTGACGGGACCGGTGCCAGGTTCCGGTGTTGTGTTGGTAATAGTTATGTCCCCACCAGTTAATCCAATAAAAACAATATCACCAGTGTTTTTTTTAAATTTAACTGTTTCATCGGGATTAGTAATTTCTCTATTTGTAGAAAAATGCAGAGTAGTAGCAGTAGTAAGATGTGTTGCTAAAAAAGCACCACCAGTAGTAACTACCGGATTAATTGCCACCCCGTTGACTGTGATATTCGTAAAAGTTTCACCACTATTAATTAATCTATCTAGTTTCCCACTTGTTATCCCAGTTAATGCATATGTAAAAGTGTTTGCTACTTGCTGTCCATGGAAAATAGGAGCCCCCGATAAATCAGTAACTTTTCCACTTATACTATGTATTTTTTGAGGATTAATATCACAAACATAATTAAATTTCTTACCTTTATGAATCACCGCACTGTGATTATTTGTTACTGATTTATGTTCATTTGGTATAATTAAACTATTAAATATAGTACCATTATCTACACTACTCGCTACATTAGAATTCATATTAAATTCATTTATTTTTAATAAAAAAGCACTTGTTGCTGGCGTTTGACCAATATTACTATTAAATGATAAAAAATTATCTAAATAAACTTCACTATGTTTATCTATGACTAATGGTTCAAATAAATCAACTTTAAATTCTGTTCCCTCTCCTAAATGATTTTCTCCATTGCTATCTGATACATCAACTATTAAAGTTCTTTTACGATTCCTTTTATTAATGTATCCACTATTCATATAAGTATCAAAACCAGATTCCATATTTATAGTTTATCATACATTTTATTTATGTAAATAACGTATTTTTTTATCTATATAATATTTAAATATGGTTAATGTAGACTGTGCAGGCATGCAAGATAGAGCTACTACTACTTCAGAAACACATCCTTATATTCCCCCTCATAAAACAAGAAATTGTTATACTAGTGGGGGTAATGCTGATTTCGATAGTTCTCTCTGTGGATCATCGGGTGATAGAGCATGTAGTGATAAAGGGGGTACACTTGCTTGTATGTCAGATAATCAAGGGGGGTATTGTAAAGTAGGAACTAATTATTATGTAGCAAGGGGTAGTAATTTCTTTCTTCTAACTCAAGATCAATTATTAAACCGATATAAAACTAGAGGTGATACAGATGAAACAGGTAGAGAAGTTCGGAGAGCACTTAATGACCAAGAAAGAAAATTTACAAATCGTATTAGAGAACTTCAAATTATGGGAAAAGATCCACTAGTTCAAAAAAGTGGTTCTAAAAAAAATGATGATAAAGAAGTTCATAATTTTATAGGTGATATGTTATTTAATGTTGGTATAGGAATTTCATTTGTTATTTTTATAATTTCTGTATGTATTATCTTAATACAAAATAAAATTATTTAAGTGGATGTTCATTATATTTCTGATTTAACTTTTCACATAATTCTAACCAGGGTTTGGTGGGTATACGTGTTCCCTTCGGTGTATCCTTTGGTCTTCTATTATCAACTAGTCTTTTAATATCTGTTTCTGTTTTATTTTTATCTACTTTTGAATAGTATTCGGTTAAAATTTTTATTTGTTCTTCATAACTATATTTTTTAGGAGATTCTATTAAAGGTTCCGGTTCGGGTTTTGGTGATTCCTTTTTAGATTTCTTCGGACCTTTTGTATTATAACAACAATCTTTACCTTCGGGAACTTCTTTACCAGGAGGACATGGAGGTGCTGGATGAGCCTTTGAACAATTTTGTTTCTTAGGTTTAACGAGTTTCTCTTTTTTAGGTTTAGTTATTTCTTCCTTAGCTTCTTCAGTTTTTTTATGAATTATACATTCCGGTATTTGTATCATAATATAATCACTATTCGCATGGTTTAAATATTTTATTAGTTCTATATATTCTGTATTTTCCTTGATTAATACAGCATATTTCTTTCTTAGAGAAACTTTTTCCGGTTCTGTTAATTCATCTTCTTTTAAACTCCTATAAATTTTCTTTTTTTCAATACTATTTTTATATCTTAATTCTGATAATTTTTCTAATTTATCTATATATTCATCTAAACCATTCGCTTTATTATAATCTTGTATTAATCGTTTTAAATCGTCTGAAGATTCTTTTATTAATTTATTTTGTGTTTCTAATTCTCGCTTGATATCCATCTTTTGACTATATTCACTTAAATCATATTGTGAAATATCATCTTTACGATATTCTAATGATCCGTTCATATTAGTTTCATAAATTTCTCTTAATGTTCTATAATGAATATATTTTGGTAATTTAATTGTATATTGTTTTCCACATTTTGGATCGGATGAAGGTCCACAAGAATATATTAATTTATCATCATCTATTATAAATCTCTTTTCACTTCGACATCCAGGACATCTTAAATTAGATTGTTTACCACTCTTGAATTTAAAGAAATCACTATAAAATTTAGTGAATAGTTTTTCATATTCCTTTTCAGAAGAACTCATTATATATTTATACTATTATTTAATATTTCTTTTAACATATTCATTTAATTCTATTATTTTATTTTGTGTTTCTAATTCTGTCTTTTCTCTATCTAAATATCTTTGATAAATACATAATCCTCCTATCACAAGGATACATAATCCTATAATATTAATGATCAATGAATTATCAGCATTTGTTGGTATTATTTTTTTAACTATCGATTTTGGTTTCACGAACCAATTAGGATCTACTAATTTTGGTTTAGTATTCATTTAAAATGATTCATAAAAAATAAAGAAAAATTTAACATATTTAGATTAAATTATCTATTCTTATTATTAAAAAATAATAACTACTTAATCCTATTAATGTTGTAACTAACCAATAAGGAAATACAGTTTCATCTTTACTTAATCCGAATGTCTTAAAATTACCGGATTTATCAAACATCTTACTATGCTTGTAATTATAAAGAGCATAACAACTACCTAAATAAATTATGATCGCCATCACTAAATTACTATCAAAGTTCATATACTATAATATTACATAAAATTTATAAAACTTTGACTAATCATTTAAAAATTTATTATGAATAGTTTAATAAATGAATAATTTAACAGAAGAAACTATAACTGAACAACAAGAAATTATATTAAAATCTGTATTAGCAAATAATATTTCTGCTATGAAAATTTCTAAAATTTTATGTGAACACTCTCAAAATAATATTTTAACTACCGACATGGTTGTATCTGGTTTAATTTATAGATTAATGACACTTATGAGTGATGAAGAACTTAAACAGAATATAGATGAAGCAGAAACAGTATTATATGCCGAATCATCTGAAGATGAAGAAGAAATCGAAACGGTTGATGAACCGATTAGAGAAAAGAGAACTATTAAATATAATAGTTGTAATTGTGATATCTGTATGCAAACAAGAATATGTTTACTAAATTTTAAAGATTTCTTACCTAATGATCATCTAGGAGATATAGTTAAAAATAGTATCTATGAAACGTGTGAAAAATATAATCTCGTTTTATAATAATTCGTCATCAATAAATACCCATTCACTATCTTTTGTTAATCTTTTACCTGTATATTTTAAATCATCGAGATTCACTAAATTTTTATATAATTTTATACTAATATTTTTATCATTCTTAATTACACCATAAAAATTATAATTCTCAATAAAATTTAAAAATCCATTATATTCGATTTTTAAATATTTACTGAATGAATTATATTTTCTAGAATTATGTAATTTATATACTTTGGTTCGTTTATTTAACATCACGATAAGTTCATTAATATTTCTTATTCCTTCTTTGCTTTCACTTAAAATATCAATTAATGTTAAATGAATGATTTCAAAACATTTCTCAGAAGTTAAATTCCATTTGATATTATTCTGAACCATTTATAACCTTTCTAATAATTTTAACAATATTCCTTTAAAAAGATACAATTATAAATAACAAATAATTATTATCTATTCTTATTTATTAATCAAAATATATATAATTCCGACTCATATACATTTCTCTTTCATAAATACAATCCATTAAATTATTCATTAAAAATCTAATATTTTCAAAGATATTCATATTAATATATCTTTAAATTTGATTTTTTAAATATATTTTTCATATAAAAAAATATGGAACCATCAATCGTAGATTATTATAATGAATACCCATCTATGATAAATATCATTGACGAATTAAATGAAGAAAATCATAAATTAAGAGAAGAATTAGATTATACCAGAAGTGAATTAGATTTTTATAAATCTATCTTTAAAACTCATAGAAATTCAGTTGTATATAATCTTTATATTAAATACAAAGATAAAAGAAGATTATGGATAGATAAAATTAGAATAGATAAATATGAACTAAAACAATTAGATATGGATAAAGATATCATAGAATGGCTTAAACCTATTCGTTGTGAAAGATAAAATATATATATTATTTTAATAATGGATTCATCTAAATATTATCCTTATAATATTCCTTTTTATACCGATGTAAAATTTATAGATGTAAAATTCATTAATAATGAAGATCATTTAATCAATATTTTTTTTGTAAAAGGAGATATATTAGGTGAATTAGCGGGAATTATATTTCCACACAGTGAAAGAAAATATCAATTCCCCGAAAATAGTATAGTCGCTATCATTTCAGATAAAAATCCTAATAAATATCATTGTTTTATTAAATTAATAGATGGCATGACATATATTTATCCCTGATTATTTCATTTTATCCCTGATTATTTCATTTTATCCCTGATTATTTCATTTTATCCCTGATTATTTCATTTTATCCCAGATTATTTTATAATGAATATATTATATGCCTAAGAATACAAAAAAACGTAATCCCAAGTATTCATTAAAAAATGCTAAAAAACGTATAGTTTCAAAAAAGAAATATCAAGAATTAATCAAAAAGAGACAACATCATAAAAAATTATCTCTGAAAGGAAGAAAACAATTAGATGAAGCCTTATTCGTTAATTATTGCTCTTGTGTAAAATCATTAAAATATGATGAGAAAGTAAAAGATTATTTAGAATATCCTGTTTGTATGAGTAGTATATACAAAAAAAGAGGATTTAAACCTCCTAAAGGTGTTACTCAAAAATGCGGCAAATATAAATAAATTTGATTTTATTTAAAATTACATTCAACAAAATATATAAAATGAGTGTAGTATTTTTAGATTTTGAAACGAGTGGTTTTAATCCTTATCATGATGATATTATTGAAATCGCTATTAAACAAATGAATAGTGATATTTCTTTCTCTACTCTTGTTCATCCTCAAAGTAATGAATGTATTTCACAACAAATAACTGCTGTAACGGGTATTTCTAATAAACTATTACACGATGAAGGCGTCGCTTGGGAAAAGGCTTATAGTGAATTTAATAATAAATTAAAAGAAATCATTAAAACCTCGCCCGATGGTAAATTATATATTGTTGCTCATAATGGCGAAACTTTTGATTTCTTATTTTTGAAACGAATTTTTAATGACCTGAATAAATTAAATATAAAAACTGTTAATCAGAAAAATATTGTATTTATAGATTCATTATTATTCGCAAGACGTTTATTTAAAAGAGTTTCTTATAAACAAGAATCATTATGTCAAACATATAATATTAACACTAAAGGTAATCATAGAGCATTAAATGATGTTAGATCATTAGGAGAATTATATACTAAATTATGTGAAATATTAAACAAAGAATTAAATAGTCGTAGAAATGTTTTAGAAAATCCTCAAATGATTTATGATTATATTCACTTTAAGATATAATTATATATTTAATATAAATGTATCTTTATTTAATTACTCCTATTCTCGGTTCATTAAAAAATTATGTGAAATATAAACGTTTTAATATATTAGTTTTTTTAAGAACTCTTTATATTTATTCTATACTGAAACTCGCTATTCAAACAGATAATACATGGATAATATTAATGCTAGAAAGATGGTTTTTTTTCTTATTTAAAATAATCAGATCAATTATCAATAATGATTATAATAATAAAAAACAAAAATATATAGAAAAATATAGATTAATTTATCCTATTCAGGAAGAATGTTGAAGACTCGTTTGATATAATAATTTAATCGCCATTCTCGAATGATTATCTCTATTAACAGTATTCATCATTGTTGTCCATACTTGAATATAATTTTTGTTTTTAATAGGTGATCCTTTACTTTGTAAATCATTAATATATTGACCATAAATACTAGCACATAAATTATTTAGATCTTTATTATTAATATTCTTATTTAATTGCGAAGAATATTTTAATGATGTTCGCCAACATTCATCATAATCTAATTTTTGATTAAAAGCTAATGTTCTTCTTTTATCTTTTAAAAATGTATTCATCTTAAATTTATAATGAATACTTTATCAATAGTTTTTAAATAAAAAATAATATTGATTTTTATTTATTTTATCTTTTTGATGGTAATTGTTATTTGAACCCAATTTTTTTCTCCAGCAATATTCCATTTATTTTTACCGAATAGTTTATTATATTTCATGCTTTCGGCATAAACATACAAATTATCAGGATAATATTCATCATTTAGCACCCAGTATCCTTGATTGTCAAAATAAATATATTTATCTATCAGTTTATTTTTGTAAATTCCGTTATCAGTTTGATCTGTTTGTATTTTTTCATAAATACCATTCCCATAATCACAACCATTATATTCTAAACCATCAATGATAATTTTGTCTTTTTTCTTCTCTTCAGTTTGATTTTTCTGAAAAACTCTTAAAATCACATCCTGACTAATAGGTTTTCGAACTTTATGGGAACGACACATCGGACAATCTTCACACTTCATTTTACACTCCCCACATAGCATATGATTTACCTTACCACAAGTGATTGTATTATCACTTGTATCTGGTATTTCCTCCATACAAACACAACACTCAACCTTCTTCACGACTTTCTTTTTGTAATTTCCTTTCCGATTATGTTTCATCTCGTTCTTCGCCTTCTTCCCAGAGACAACCGAACGACACTTATTCCTTTCATTACTCTTTTGAACCATTTTATGAATGATATCCCTGTATGTTTGCTAAGAAACTTTCCCCCACGATATTATCAAATTTTTAAATAGTTATGAAGGAGTTTATTCGTAGAAATTAATATGTTCATAAATTTGATTTTCATATGTCTTTTTTTTATC